GGAATATAATCTACATGAAATGCATTTCCAGGAATAATCCCACCCGTTCCATCTATTGTTATTTCTAATTCTAACTGAATCATAGGATCTATTTTAGCCTCATCTTTTTTCTTTTCATTTCCAATGGGGCCTGTACTTCCATGAATATACTCAAGCATCGTTTGTCTAATTAAAACATTATATTCAAAAACTTCTTCTAAATCACCTTCCCTGTTATACAATGAAAAAGTTGTTTTATCAAACCAATCTTGTGGCCAATAGGAATCAATTGGAAAGGAAACTCCTCCAGGACTTTTAATCATTTCTTCAAATCTTTTCCTTGCTTCTTCTGTTCCAGCCTGTTCTTTCGCTGCCGCGGCTGTTACTTTTGCTGCTTCTTTTGCTGCTTTGTTAGACGCGTCCGATGCATCTTTTGCTTTTTTGTCTGCGTCTTTAATTTGTTCCTTATAATACTTATACAATGCCATTCTATTTAAATTAAAAGCTACTCCGTGATTACTACCAAATTTTTCTCCACTTGGAATTGCTGTATCTTTTCTTTCATCACTTTTATAGTATACTCCATCTTCTGTGTCTCCATAAGGACTAATACTTCCAAATGGTTCTTTATCTCCCACTCTATTTGCATGTTTAATCGCCTCTTGTGATACATCTTTAGATGTTTTTCCAGCCGAAATTCCTGCTAATGCCTGTGCGGCGGGTGTTGCTGCCTCTTCATGTCCTTCTTTTGCTGTTCCAGCATACATTGCAGTTACTGCCATTGAACTTGGAACTTTTGAATTAAGATTTTGTGACTTAACAATACTTTTCTCTCCCCAAGATGGAAATACAAAAAGCGAACTATCTGGATTTTCTTCACTTTTACTGTCAATTAAATCTGAAACAGTCATAAGTGTTTTATTCATATCTACTACCTTAATATTTCCTGGATTATGGGCATCAGAAACAATTTCGAAATTCCAATAACCATCCAAATCTTTATTAAATTCATCAAATAAATTAGACATTCCTTCTTTAACATTTTTTGAATCTCTAAACGCATCTTCAATTAAATCATAAGATATCAAAATATTTCTTAAATATCCCCCTTTATTCAAATCATTAGGATCTACTGCAAAATTTCTAAAATAATTTTCACTTGCAAATGCATTCTTGTGTACATCCATAATAAAATCACCATAATCTGCTGTAAACCCCTCATTCCATGCTTCTGCAATTTCTCCAGCTGGAAATTGACCTGGTAAAATCCATCTATTAAAGGATGGTGTCCGTAACCATTCACTATTTCTAATTATGACAGACCTAAATTTTGCTTGATATGGATTATCAACTGGATCTCCAGAATTGGGTATATATTGTCCACTACCGTCATCAGATAAAACTGGTTCTATACTCCTAAAAGATGAAATTGGTTTATTATCTTCTTGCACTAATCCTAAAAATCTACTTAAAATATTATCTTCAAGCCACCCCCATGTAACCCAAGGTCCTGCAGAAATATTTGAGAATATATTATCGGCTGTCCAACTTAAAACTCCAGGTGGTTGATTACTACTACCATTTTCCCAGTTAGCATTCCATGTTGATAAAGGTTTATGTTTGGCCGCGTCCCACCAAGTTGCCCCATCTGCTGTTAAGTCATATAAGGTTTCCTTTAATCCACCAACAAAAATATTTAATGGTGGTTGTACTATTCCATCATCATTTATAACTTTAGTTCCTGTGGGAGTTGATTCTCCTTGTAAAATATTTACTCCACGAGATACAATTGTAGTTGTAATATCAAATCCACCATCATCTCTTAATGACCATTCCCAATTAGAAATAACACCTGCCATTGCATCATAATTTCCAGCATTAGCAATAACTTTATCTTGAATTAAAGAATATGCACGTCCAGTTTTCATTTCTTCTTCATTCAACAATAATTCATTTTTTACTGATGGAATACTCCATCCCCATTCTAATAAAACTCCTTTACCGTGTGCCATAAAATGAGGCTGTAATGCCTCTATATCTTCAAATGTCCAACAGGACCAATTTATTTGTGCTTCTCTAATAGCAGATAATCCACCTTTATAACTAATAGTCATATCTTTTATTCCAGGGATTGGTCTGAGTGTCTTAACATCTCCTTCCTTTACTGGTGCTAATGGACCACCACCCTGTTCTCCTTGTCTATATAAACTATTAAAACCACTGAACATATCATTAGATTTATCTAATATACCATTTACTATTGATACTGTATTTAACCCACCTTCTGCAGAATTATCTACGGGAGAATACATTTTTACCCAAGTTGTTTTAGCATAAGTTTCTCTTATTGTATCCACAGGATCAAGTTCTGTACCAGTAAAATCCCTCGATACTGCTTGACTTTTTTTGTGTAAAGTCTCTCTTATTTTTTTATTTATAGGCTGTAGACTTATCATAACCTTTAAGTATCTTCATTAATTGCCTGCAAATCATTTATTATTTGTGGAACATTTCTTGGTATTCTTAATTTTTCATCTGGTTTTAACCCAAACGAACCATCACGAATACTATTCGCCTTTGCTATAATCCACCATAATGTAGAATCTCCATAGTATCTATATGCTAAATTTTCTAATCTATCCCCGTCAACTGGATACACATACTGATCCCCATCTCCAATCCTTATCTCTGGATATAATGTTGTTTTTTGCACTCTATTACCAGTATATTTATCTATTTTTTTACCTGTAAATTTATATCTACTCATAATTTATTATGTTCCCATTAAAGCAGTTAGTTGTTTTCTTGCACCTAATGTACCATCTTCCACATTATATGGTTTGAGAAACGACTTAGCTTCTCCACCAAAATCAAAATGAGTACCCTGTGATGCCAACGCGTGTTGTCCAATATGAGTAAATTCACAACTTACGTTTAATGCGTGTGGTAACTGAAATCCGTTATCAAGTTCCCAAGGTGATTGATCATCAACTGTGATACTTAAACTACTAAAATATCCTGGAACTGAGTTATACAAATCTCCCATAGTTAATTGTATAAAAGGAGCTTCCATTCTTTTTCCTGTTGTTCCTATTGATTTCCATGTTGGATATGTAAGTCCAACAAGATAATTTAATTTTTCCCATAATATAGGTAATTCTTGTTTACTATTTGGAACAATCATAAATTCAAAACTCATTGACCTTTCCACTCCCTGGTAAACATGAACACTATCTGGTCTACCAATATATCTTTCAGATGACCATTCAGGTGAAAGTGTTTCACTTATTCCACTTAAAAATGCCCTAAATATAATGTACTTTTTATTTACCAAATCATAAATCTTAAATTTAATATAATCTTCATCATTATCATCACCATACTTAGTCATATTTACACTATCAGTTAAATCAGTTGCATATTTATCATCGGCTGATGTCTTTTTTATTAATCCTAAATCATCATCACTTACAATTTTAACTGTAGAAAGAGAAGTTGTATCACCTTCCTTTACTGGACTCTTATTTTCTTTCTTATCATATCTATTTTCTTCAGTACTCTCTCCTTGTTTTGGTAATTGTCCATATGCTAAAGTTTTATATCTGTCAAGTAAATTTCCTGACTTATTTGATTCGGCTGTCCTCTCATGAATACCTTGTACTATAAATGATTCTACTTCATTATCACCTAAAATAACATCTGCATCTGTAGTATCATTAACGGTAAATATTTTTTTATTTACTTTTGGTATATTCTTATTAGTTAATCCAAATCTACCTTCATTAACTATACCTCTTAAATTTTCTTCGTCAGTTTCAGGTACACTCTTTATACTGTCTTTATATTTAAGTTTTGTTGTCTCTGTCCTTTTATCAACATTCCATTGATGTCCGTATAAACTATCTGCCAAATGTAAGGGTGTTCCACTTTCATCAATAAAACCGAGTGATTGTTTCTCTGAACCAAGATTCCCACCTGATTGGTTATTGAATAATGGAAAATTTTGAAGTTTTATAGGACTTGAAAGTGTAGTTTTTCCGTCTACATTAAATCTTGCTGTATTAAGATGGGCAGTCTGTATTTGAACAACTGGGTCTTTATCACCATCTATTCTTAATCTTGTTTTTGTTAAAGGACTACTTTGAGTTTCATCAATACTAATATTTTTAGTATATTTATTATCCTTATCATATAAATCACCTTCAAACCCATCCCTATAAATATAATCATGAAATGGATAATTTACTGACTTACCAACTCCCGCTACTAAACCATTACCCGATTCTATAGTAGGTCCTTGACCAATATTATGAAAACTAATTAATTGTGCAACTCCAGGTACGGTGTCTGTCTGTGATGTCTTTCTTATAATATCATCATCAAATATACTTTCAACTAAACCAAGATTTTTAAATCCATCTTCTGCAGTTCCGTGGAAAACAAAACCTTTTGAGTAAGTGTTATCTGACTCATATAAATTACCTTGAAAAATATCTGGTTTTCCAATTTGTAATTCTGCTGGATAATCTTTATTTAATGGATCATAAACTAATCCCGAACCTTGATTAAATCCTTGTAAGACTCCTCTTTCACCTTCTGGTATAAGTGGGTTGTATATTGAAATAGTTGGTCCAATACCACTACCTACTTTAACATTATACGATAAAAATGGTTGAACGGCGGGTTTTCCACCTATTAAACCTGGTTTACCAACAAAAACTACTTCACCTATTGACTGCTCAGTAACCCCAAAAAGACTTTTATATGGTCCTTCTAATACTTTAAATAAACTTGAATATGATCCAGGTTCAGTAGCTGATGTTTCACCTGGTAGAATAAATTGTCCTTGAAATACATTTTCTTTTTTAACTGCATCAGTTAATGCTTCAGATGGAAATAGTCCATCTTCATTAAGAAACATTGTTGTAAATGGAGAACCAGCAAATCTACCACCAAGTATTCCAGATTTAAACCCAGCTTCTGGATTTCTTGCTGGTATGATTGGTGTTCCATCTGATGTTGTATATTCTTTATTACCTAATAAAGTTTTGGGTCCGTATTTATTAGTTCCTATTGTTAAAGAAGTAATATTTCCCCCACTTAAATCTATATCTATCTCAGGAATTGAAGGAATTGTACCAGGTACACCACCTGCACTTGGGACCATTCCGACTAAGTGTGCTCCCGTTACTCTTGTTGCGGTAACTGCTGCAATGGCTGGAATATTACCTCCTGGTAAATTAACTGCTGAACCATAAGTAAAGAGTATAGAATTCATCCGTTTACCAGTTGAAGCTAAACCAAAATTAATTACACTTTCATATCCAAATCCTTCTGTGGCAGTACCAAAATGTCTGTCCATATGAACCATTGGTGCAACTGAACCAACAAGTGACAATGGATTCCAAATCGTAGTTTCTTTTCTTGGATTTAATAACTGAAGTCCAAACTGTTTCAATCCAAACATTATACCTTTTGGTGTTAATATAAATTTACCAATTCTTAAAACATCTGCAACCGTTCTTGCGGCTGATGTAACAAACCCACCTCTAAATATTCCTTCATCAACAGCACCTAATCCACCTGGACCCCATTTATCACCTATATCTTTAAGAATAAATGGTTGGTCAAATCCAAATACGGTATTATCACGGGCTGGTATATTATATGGTGCTCTATCTTTAAATGTAAATTCTTTGTTTCCATCACTATCAAAATTTGGTGAATCTAATTCTATTCTATTTAATGATTTTTCAGTTCTATTAAATTCCCCGAACTCTGGATGTGATTGATGTGGATGGTCTGTAATGTACATATCACCACGATTAAACCCAGAATCATAAATAGTATCCATTAATAATCCATCTTGTGTAGCAAATATACTACTATATGCTTCTATTGGTGTGGTTTGAAAATCACTACCATGTGCTCCATCTGCTATCGGTGTTATATTTAATTGTGTTTGATAAGTTTGACTTGTAGGACCACTTAAAGTTATCATATCAACATTATGAGTTACAGTATTACTTGGTAAAACCGAATCACCTATAGGTGTGGTCATAAAATCACTACCATGTGCGTTTTCTATAAATGGTATAGTGTTTAATGGTTGTACTGTAAATTGAGTAGGTCCTGTTGATGTGTGTTGTGGAATATTAAATGTTATTTGTGTTCCATCAAATAATGGAATACCACTTATTCCACCAGGTGGATTTGTATTTCTACCTTCTTGTGGAACTTGATATTGTCCTTCTGAATTTCTGTAAATTGAACCTCTTGGTATTATTGGAACTAAACTTCCATAATAAGAAAGACCACCACCAACAACTCCAGCTAAATCTTGATCACCAACATGAACTGAACCATCAACACCAAATTCGATTGAATCATAATTTTCATATGCCTTTCTTAGTTTATCCCTTGTTTGTGTATGGTCAAAAACTCCAGCAAGACTATCAAATGCCCCTATACCATAATCTGACAATGAATGGTTCATAATATCACCTTGCCAACCAATATAAAATCTCTTATTTCCAGTAACCGTATATCCACGAACATCAAACGTTTGTGGATTATCACTTGGTGCTACACCAAAACCTACACCATCATCATGTATAGAATGGTCATCTGGATGTGGTGGTTGTGCTGGAGTTGGTCCTTCAATTCCACCATGTCTACCACTTATTACATCTGAAACAGTATACCCACGAACTGTAAATGATTGTGGGTGTCCAACATCACTAAGACCATCATCATATAATGAATGTGCTTCGTCATGTGGTGCAACTCCACCCTTATGTAATCCCCAACCCCCTACAGGGTTATTAGGATTGTACCCCTCAGGAAAGGGAATATAACCCCTTCCTTTAACACCAGCATATTGTGGATGTCCTGTTCTACCTACCCCATCATCAAATTTAGTATGTGTCTCTGGATGTTTTGCGTCCAAATGACTTTCACCTGGTTTAACTCCACTATGTCGGCCTCCTATTTGACTATTATTAGCACCAACATTTTCATAATTCGTATATTTGAATTTTGATAAATCTGTTAATAGTTCTTTAAGTGCCATTTTATTTCTCTATACTATCTGATCTGAAATTGATTTGGTATTTGATTTTACTCCACCAACTCCAATAGCTATTGGTCCCGATTGACCTAATAAATCTATTACTTGGTCTAATTTACCCTCTACTCTTGTCATATCAAATGTTCCTACAGATTCTCCTTTATGTACCTGAGCAACTCCTGTTTGTGTTACGTTATGTCCAGGACCACCTGCCTTAGTTTCAAGTGATGGAACAGGAGGAAGATTAAATCCAAATTGTTTTCCACCTATAAGTGGCACCCAATCTGGTACTGTAATACTAAGTGCATTCAATCCATTAATCATTGCATTTACACCAGCAATAATAAAATTAAAGGGTGCTTTAACAACATTCATTAACAACCCAAAGGCTGCCTTTATTCCTTCCCATAATAATTGAAATGGAAATACTAACACTTTCATTATTGCTCCACCAATAGTAATAATTAAATCTAACATCCATCCTAAAAGTTTTATAATTGGATTTAATATTGCAAATACCACTTTTAATGGTGCCCAAGCCACTTTTAAAGTTACTGCGAGTACTTTAAGTATAGCCCCAAGTGTAGGTCCTAATGCTATCATTAATTGTTTTAATGGCTCCATTGCCTGTTTAAATAAATCCCCTAACATACTACCCATAGACTTCATCCCTTCATTCGTCTTTTCATCTGCCCTTTGCATTCTCTCTTTTTCTGCTCTTTCCTCGGATGTCATTGCATTTAAATTTGCTTGGTTTGCTAACATTGATGCCAAATCTTCTGTTGATTTACCAGTTGCTTTAGCTAAAGCATCTCTCTGTACAACATTCATGGCCTCAAATTCTGCCTGTGTACCGATTTGTTTTAATATTTCTCTCTCTTGACCTGCTATATCACCTTTTAATGCCAATTCTCTGGCCTTGTCCATATTAATCATTCTACCCGTCAGCATACTTGCTTCCATTTGGTCATTGATATTTGACTCAAAATCTAATAAAGCATCAGATGTTGCTGCCATACTCTCCAACGAAGTACCAAGTTTTCGTGCCATTATTGAGGCTTTAGCTAAATTCTTACCACCTTCTTTACCAAACCTTGAAAATGTTCCCATATTTGCTGTAATATCTTCAAATACTTTTGCTGGTGCAACTCCTTCCATCTGTGCCATATGACCTATTTGTGCTAATTGAGCTGATGCTGCTGCGTTTGACTCTGCTCCGAGTGCTTTCATTGCGGTCATTGCTGGTGCTATAGAATCGGCTGACATCCCATATAATCCTTGTAACTCTGCCATTGTTGATAAATTTTCTTGTGTTATATTACTAACACCACCCATACTATCAGCTATTCCTTGTGCCATAGTTCCAACATCTTCAGCACTTACTCCTAACATCTTAAAATTCATTGCTGTTGCATCAACTGAAGCCTGTATCTCAAAGGCCTCTCCACGAGTAACACCAAATTCTTGTCTCATTGCCTCTGCATAACTCATTGCTTTATAGAGTAAAACACCAATAAGTGCTATGGCCGCGGCAACTGCTACATATGGATTGGCCAATGCTGCAGTTACAAACTGCCATGCACCTTTAGTTGCCACTTTCATTCCACTTGCCAATTTCTCAGTATAATCCATTGCTCCAGTTGTTATATTGTCTAACGCACCATCCATATCATTTAATGTTAATACAGAATCATCATCTTTTGAAACTAACTGACCAGTTGATAAATCTCTATACCTTTCAGCAATTTTACCAGTTTTTGTAGTGTATTCTTCGAGTGCTACAGTTGGTTCTGAAAAGGCACCTACTAAATTTTTCTGAACTGTATCACCAAATGACATACCCAATCCTTCCAAATCAACAAAAGATGATATCATACTTCCAAATGGAAGTGATTCCATTATCGACTTTAACTTTTCATGTGGTCCAAGAATATATTTCATTGAAGCACCTATCTGATTGTTCATTTGTCTCATTCTATCAGAATTTGCAAGATTCTGTTTACCCGTCTTAACAAGAGTATCTGCCTGGTTATTCATCTCTACCATATCATCTTCCATTTGCTGAATAGAAGTAACCATTGAATCATATAATGCATCTGCAGGATTCATAGTTGCAAGTTCCGCTTTCAGATTTTTTAGTTTTATTTTACCTGATTTTATTTCTCGTTGAGTAAGTATGTTTTGTTTTATAGCCAAATCATATAATTCTTGTGCTTTATCTACTGAAACAGTATATCCATCAGTACCTAATTTACCATATTGCATGGCCAAATCATTTGTTATACCAAGATTTTGCGATTGTAAATCATTTATATCAGTTAATCCCTCTCCAATTTGTGTTATTGCGGAATCAAAAATACCTGACATTTTTATCATTTTTGGTAACATTTCTTGACCTCGGGCCATGGACTCTTTCGAGAAGGCCTGTCCACCCTCATTCTGACCAGATGCCCATTCCTCATACATGCCAACATGAGATTTTAATACGGATGTAGTAGCTGCCATTTCCTTACTACCACCCCCTAAATAATTTTCTGCTAATTCTGAAGATTGTGATATATCATCCATTAATAATGCTATACTCGAAAAGGTGTCTGTCATTGCATTTCCACCCCTAATCATGGGTTGCATATTTGATGCAGCTAATTTAAATGATGTAGCAAATTTGAAAACTGATTTGGTTCCTGTTTTTGTCCAAACTTGTTGTTTTTTTCCAATCTCATCTTGTAGTGCCGAAACTTTACTTGCTATTCCAAGAAATTTAAATTCACTCTTTTCCCTATCTGCGGCTGCCTTTGATTCTATTTTGGCAATTCGTTTTTTTCTATCCTCTAAGGCCTTTAATTTGGCTAATCCTTGATCATCTAATTTAACGCCTTCTGCCTTTAGGGCCTTAATTTCCCCTTCAATTTTGCGTTTTTCTCGTAATAGTTTTATTTCTTCTTTGAGGGCCACAATTTATCCTTAATACATTTCTCTATCTTTTCGTTTTTCACGGTGTTTTTTTTGTTTAAGAAGTGCATCACCAAGTTCTTTACTTGCCTTTTCATATTTTTTATTTGCTCGTGCGAGGGCAGGACTCTCTTTAGATAATAGGTCAAGAGCCTTCTTTGTCCGTCTATTAAAAATATTCTTCATCAACTTAGCAATTATACTTTCTTTAAGTTGTTCTTCTGTTAATTTATGTTTAGATGAAGCCATTTTCTTCTCCCTTATTTTAATGATTATATCTTGATTTCTGTTATAAAACAGGATGTTATAACTCAATAATAAATATCATATATAGGAAAAATTGTTAGCCTCGGGGGATACCTGGTCGTGAAATACCAGATTTTTTCTTAGATGATTTTTTATATTCTTTTTGTTCTTCTTCGTAAAATTTCGAAGCAGATTGTATATAAAATCGGCGCAAATATGTTGGCATATTATATACTTCCGTGAATGAGAATCCCCCTTTACCATGAAAGCAAAGGGAAAAGATTTGCTCGTGTATCGCGGGCTTATCTTCGGCCCGCAGGCCAAAAAAACTCAACATCTAATGGGATGTCCATAGTCGTATCTTCACCAGTAGCTTCACTGATAAAGGTAAACGACATATCCACATCAGGTGTTATTTCTTGAAGTTGTTCTCTAAACGCAAAAGAATCACGGGATAACAATTCATTATCTACGAATTCATTTATACGTTTAATAGAAGTATCTCCACCAACAGACAAGATTGCCTTTTTCAACCTTGTTGTGATCTCTGAAGAAATTCCACTTTCTTTTGTAAATTTCCTTAATGCCTTTAATTCAACATCAATTTCTTTTTCTTCTTTGTGTGTTAATAGACGAAATAGAATTTTAATTTTGGATGATGGTAATTCAAATTCAAATTCATTTTTACCGTCCTTAAATAGTTTCCTATCAATCTTCCTATCACTTATTTGAGTTAAATCAAAAGTTTCCTCTTGTTTATCTCCAGTAGATGGGTCTGTAAGTTTAACGGTATAATCTTTACCATATCCAAGTACTCTTGTTGCAATCATCACTGCATTTTTATCACCAAGTAAAAGATCATCAAGTGATACTTTTTCGTCTACGATAACAGATTCCAACAGTTTATCTAAAACAATTCCTTTTTGAATTAGATTCCGAGAAGTTAAAATATCTTCTTCTTTAGCGGTCATATACTTTAATTCGATAGTTCCACTTGCCAGTGGTGAATCTTTTGAATAAAGTAATCCCTTAGAAGGCAAATCAACTACCTCTGTTGGAAACTGGCGTTTATCTTCTGCCATGTTTATCTCCTTTAATGTAAAATATTATTGAATAGTAACCTATACAATATAACCAATTATTATAAAACTAACTGGGGATATTGAAATCCCCAGTTTAAAATATTACTTACTGCTGAATTATGCTTTTCCAACAGCGTCACGAACTCCATACAAACCAAATGCCGCGAGTAATTGCCAAACTACATCAGGTACTGCTTCTACAACACCTGCTGCCTGTAATACTCCAACAACTCCAGCAACTACTGAAGTCCATATTGTCTTTGATTTCCACCAAGCTTTATCTGCTATGACTGCCATAATTAACTCCTTTTTTTGTTAAAATTTTATTAGAACTGTAGTATTGCGTAATCGTATCTAAGTGTCAAGGTTACATCAACTGGGTCTGTAGTATTTGCCCAATCTAAATCACCAAATGTTGCGTTGGTAATCCATGTACCTTTAAGTGTCCACTCTTCAACCTTATCACCCACAGGTCCTAATACATTAATTGTTACATCTTTTTTATAAAAATCTGAGTATCCATCTCTACCTGTTACGGATTCATGCGATAACCGAACCCATTCCATACATGCTTGTGCGGCAGATGGAACAACAGGATCATAAAGTGTAATTTCTAATTCTTCCCATGCTCCCTTACCTTTAACATATCGTTTAACATTGATGTGGTCGAGTTCAATCGTTTCGAAAGCGATTGTAGGTCTGTTAGCTGTCTTAACAAGATAAGCTGGTATTCCCTCAATGTACATGATGTACCGATTTTTAGTTTTCGGTTCAAACGGTGTGAACATTATTTCAGAAGGATCTAATAAGTCTGGCATCTTTAATCTCCAATAAGTTTAATTCTTCAACTATAAATATCAATTTTATGAAAAATCGTTATATTCATTTTTCATAGTTTTATAGAAGTTTTATATCTTCTTCGTATATAAATATATTGAGCAACAAAAAACCCCTCAAAAAAGAGGGGTTTTTGTTTAGTTAATCTATTGATTAAACTTATGACGGGAATGTAGCTCCTGTCGGTAGTACTACGAAGTCCAATACAATAAATTCTGCGGTTCTTGTTGGTTGGATAAATATCTGACCAATAAGTTGATTTCTATCAATCACATCAGGTGTGTTATTGGAATCATCCATAACTACCTTAAATGCAGATAGACCACTATTTGCTTGTACTGATTCTAAGAACGGATTCACAATGTTCAAGAAACGATTTCTTGTTGCTGCTGTGTTCTGTTCAAATACTAAGTATCTACTTGAAGATGCAATAAACTTCTTGAGTTTAATTAACAATCTACGAACATTCACCCTATCAAGTGCAGATGGACGACCTTGTAAGGTTTTTTGTCCCCAAACTACTACACCTTGACCTGGGAATGAAGCTATCGGATTAACTCTATCTTCATAAAGAGTATCTCTTTCATCATGAGTTAATCTTGTTTGTGCTTCAAGTACAGTTGTTAAACCACCACGATTCAAACCTGCTGGTGCGAACCATTCGTGTGCTACTTTATCTGTGAACGCTATAGTTCCAGGTAGTACAACTGAAGGTGGGACCCAAACTGGTAATGCTGTATTTCTATCAACAATCTTTACCCAAGGATAATATGTTGCTGCGTAGTTAGTATCAAGTGCAGATATCGCTGCTGTTGCAGCTGATATTGAACCACCTTTAATACCACAATCTAATACATAAAAAGCATCACCTCGTTCTTCACATTTTTGTATCGCGTGATTTGTAATCTTCGGATGTAAATTGTGAATAACACCAGGAGTTACTAACATATTCAAGTCAAATTCATCAGGATTACTTACAGCGTTAATTGCTTTCTTATAAGCTACTGCTCCTGCTGCGGTTGCACTTGAAATGTCAAACCCTTGTGTGTTTGATGCCACTATACTCGCTCCTGTCAATTTTGGATTTGCTGGGTTATCCCCATCGAATCCACCTTGAAATGGAACAACAAACTTTCTCTGTTTTACACTTGAAAGTACAAGAGTAATTTTTTCAGTTCCATCTGAATAAGTATCACCAGTTGTTGATGCATCTGTATGTCCTAACATATTTTCAAGACTCATTGTTACATGAGCTCCACTACCTGCTGAATCTGGTATAGGTGCTAAATATTCTTCAGCATCTGCGTTACCATAATCATGTCCATAAGGAACATTTGAATCAAACTCACTCTGTGCATTAGTTTGTAAACTTTTCAATGCCCAAGTTGGAACTGCTGTACTTCCAGCACATGGATTACTAATTGCTGCGTGTCCCATTGGTACTAATGATTTTGGAATAGAACCATCTGAAATATCAGAAAAATCTGATAAATAAATATGTTTAGATCTATTATTCCAATCACCATTATAAGTAAGTTTTCCAGTTGCGGAAATGGTTACATACCTATCTCCAATTCTACGAGCAAAGAAATTAGTACTCTTAGGATCGAAATTAAGTCCATCCCACTGTTCCAAAATGTTATCGGTTGTTAGACCATTATCATCTAAACCAGTCTGTCTTACTTGAAGTGAAAACTGTCCATAATCACTACCAGCAACTGTACCAGCTTTCTTAACATTCAAAATAACAACTTTATATTTGTTATTTACATCACTACCATGTGAACGAGTATTAGCTTTAAATAAGTTATACCGTGAATTATTAATCAACTGTGATTGAATGTATGGTGTTGATGCGTTATTATATGCTGTTGCAGATGTGAAAGTCGCGTGACTTGCAGTTATTGCTGCAGACGATCCAGTCGGTCCAGTTTGTGAATGGTGTCCGCCGCTACTTTGTGCGTATTTGAAATTCTTATACAAATATGCTCCAACCGTACTTCCACCAGATTTCTGAACTTGTGCATCTCTACTGAATACTTCACCAATATAATTTGCACTTCCTGTATCAAATGATATTGAATAACTTGCAACTGTTAAAGCTTTAGCTCCCCAGTTACTACCACTTAACCCAATTGATCCTGCTGTCCAGTCTGATCCAATACCGAGTGTACTACCTTCCAAGTCAGCAGTTCCATCTGAACCACCACGTGAAGGTAATAACACAGCTAATGTCTTTTTAGATATACCACTTCCACTCACATAAATATTAATTGAGTCTGCAGTATATCCACCAGTATTAAGAACACGAACTATCGTTACTGATCCCGCACTTCTTAAATATTGTTCTACCGCGTACGGTGTGTAAAATCGTTGGTCGGTTGATCCAAACATTTCTTCAAACTCTGAGAAATTACTAACTTGAGTAGGTACAAAAGCGGGACCTTTAACTGTTGGTCCAACTATACATGCTCCAATTGCAGCAATTCCTGCAGGTAAAAATGATAAATCTCGTTCCCTCGTAAATACACCCGGACTTACGATTCTTTCTGCCATTATCTTTCTCCTATTATTGTTATAATTTAAATAACTAAATTAGTCGTTTTTAGACTATAAATATTTACTATAAATATAGCCTAACTTTCTCAAACGATGTGTTTGTAGGAGATTATTTAAGTAGTTTCTGAAGCTTCTGTGACTTGAGCAGCGGTTGGTGCTGGTGTAAAAACTCCCGTTGCGGGGTCTAAATTACCAGGACCATACTTTTCATTCAACGATTTAACAATATCTTGTTCCTTCTTTTGTAACTCAGAATAATCACTTTCCATCTGAATTTCAGTTGCATCAAGTGCATCTAATTGTTGTTGAACTAAAAGTTTCTGTACCTTTAATTGTCCAAATTGAGCTGATTTTTCAGAATAACCATCTTGTAACTCACGTAGTGATTGTAATTCTTCATCACTAAATTTAGTTTCTGATGCCTTTTCTTCTACTTTTTTAGCTAAATTGGACTCTTCTGTTACGGCCATAACTTTCTCCTTTGTTATTATTATTTAATAAAACCTAATTATAAATATCAAATGAATTCTCTTAATTCACTTTTTTCTTTAGATCTTCTACCTCTTGTTTTAATTCTTTAATTGACTCAATTAATAATGGAATGATTCGTTTATAATCAACTCCTAAATAACCATTTGTTCTCTCTACTACTATTTCAGGAAGAACTTTTCGAACTTCTTGAGCTATAACTCCGACATCTCGTCCTCTTTCCTTTGCCCATTCAGGTGATTCTTCATTCCAATTAAATGTAACACCTCTAATTTCACCAACTTTATCTAATGAACTCTCTATAACTTCTATATTATCTTTAAGTCTTTCATCAGAAGATGCATATGCTACAACATCACCACCAGCGTGAATATTTTCATTTACACCAAGACCACCATCAACTATAAGTGCTCCTGTTGTTTTACTTGTTGAAGTTGTTGTGTCATCTACACGAACTGTTCCGAATGTTACATCTGCTCCTGTATCAATAGATTGTGGAGTTGAAAGTGTAATACTACCACCACCATTTGTAACGGTTATCTGATTAGATGTTCCAGTTAGAGTTCCTACTGTTGGATCACCACTATTATCACCTATTAAAAGTTGTCCATTAGTTAAAACTGCGGTTGCTGTAATTGGATCAGTTCCACTACCAAGTAAAACACCACCATCAGTAAAAGTTGAGGCTCCTGTTCCACCGTGTGCTACTTCAACATCTGTTGCTTCCCAAGTACCCGTTGCGATTGTACCAAGAATTGTAATTGCAGTACTTGAACCAATATCTAAATGAACTGGTGCTCCATTTCCATCGGCTACTACTATCTTACCATCAGTTTCACCAACAAGTTCAGTACCACCATATCCTAATCCAATTTCTGTTCCATTCCATACATCAGTCCCAATAGTACCTAAAATTTCAATTCCACTAGCACTACGCTCCTGTTCCACCATTTGCTACTGATAAATCTGCTCCACTCCAATCACTATTATTAATTGCAAGTGTTCCACCTAATGTTAAATTACCACTTGTGGTTACAGTACCAGATAATGTTAATCCATTTACAGTTCCCGTTGTTCCTACTGAAGTTACTGTACCAGTTGTTGTTGAATAACTATAACCCTCAATCTTTTCTTTAATTGCTCCAGCAGACATAATGGTTACATCATCATCGGTAAAGGCATTAGTGATATTTATGTTTGTAATACCAGTAGTACCCCCTGCCGAAGTATCCATTGTCCAAGTACCAGTTGTTGTGAATCCACCTGCTGTTATTGTACCACTTGTTGAATCACTTGCATCATTTTTTAAGAAAGCATCATCTACATTTAATGTATCACCACTTAATGTAATGTTTGTACCTGCAACTAAATTTGTATTAGAACTAATATCAACTGTTGTTAAAAAACTATTAGCGTTGTCATTAATTCTATCATCGATAGCCGCAGCAGTCATTATTGAAGTATCATTGTCTGTAAAAGATGTTCCACTATCTTGAATTTTAGTTATACCGATTGCAGCATCATCGGTTAATTCTGGCATAGTAATTGTACCAGTTGTTGTGAATCCACCTGCTGTAGCTGTTCCTGTTACAGTTACACCAGCACTTGTTGTTTCAAGTTTCTTAGAATCATCATAATAAAGGTCTACAGAACCGTTTTCTGTAAATGTAGCAATATCTTCACCAGTAGCTGTACCCTGTATATTTATAATACTGCCTTTAATTCGTAAGTTGCCCGTACCTGTATCTTGAATAATACTATGGGTGCCTGAATGATATATTTTCATATCATTGGCATCACCAAAATTAAGTCTAACTGCGTCTGGTAGCTTTATGCCACCACTTCCTGTAATTTGATTTAAATGGGCTGAACTGCCCGATACTATGACTTTTTTCCAATTTGGCATTTAATTTATCTCCTAATCGCGGTTGGCTACTTCATTTGAAGTCCACTTCCCATCATCTGCCGAGAGATGGGCCAATTATTAAGTATTTTTTTAGGGATTATTTTTACTCCCCGTACCGTCTTTAACTAATTTATACTCATCTCGTAACTTCTTAGTTACTTGTAATACCTTTGGTACATCTTCTAACTTATATTTAGCTTCTGATAATATTTCTAATAAAAATTCTAATTCAGGGATAGTCAATGGATGAACATATCCTTTTCCCTCTAATATTTTAACACCACCCTTGGCATTAATTTCTGCCATTTTGTAACCTCTTATTTAATTATTATGCGTAAATCCAAATTTCACTATCATCTGTATCTACATAAATTGTTCCGACACCATTAGTTGTTCCACCATAAATAGGAACTGCTAACGAATCACCATGTGTTGTTGCTGTCTGTATAACACCAACATATGCATCTGGTCCGATATTAGTAGCGTTATGTGCTAAATCTGCGTCGAATACCCATCTATCGACACCTGAATCATATCCTAATGCGTATCCAGCTGTATTAGAACCTTGAACAATAATACCACCATCGGTATCTGATGCTGAACCACTTGCTAATATCATAAATTTGTCAGCTATTGTAGTATTACTTGAATCGATAGTCGTCAATGTTCCATTTACATCAAGATTACCACTAATAGTTACAGCTCCTGTAACATCTATACCATTTGCAGTTACACTTAATCTCTCTGTATTATTTATAAAAGTATTTACCTCATTGGCAGTTCCAAATGTAACATATTCTTCTGAAGCACTTGTTCCAATCTTACCAAGTGAAGCGTTTATAATCGAAGTAATATTTGTCTGTGCTGCTGCTACACTAATAACAGAACTTGCCGCTCCTAATCCTGTTCTGGCG